TATATCGTTAATAACGGTTGTGCCGATACCATCACAGTCAAAGTAACAGGGCAAACCGGGGTTGCAGTCCCCGCCGGTTGTTCTTACCTTCTTTACAATAATGGAACAGATGTTGTTAATGCTTTAAATAAAATTTCATCTTTCTCTGGTGGAACGGGTTTAAACACTTTAACAGCAGAATCAGTAATTATTGGAAACGGAACAAATACAATTAAACTCGTAGCCCCCGGAACCGCTGGAAATGCTTTAGTTTCCGATGGTAGCACATGGGTTTCTCAAGCGGCTGGTGGTTTTGACAGTGGAACTGTAACTCTTTTTGGTCAGTCTACTGCCCCAACAGGGTGGACTAAAAATACCTCTACCGGAGATGAGCATACTTTTAGGATAGTTACAGGGTCAGTTTCAACAGGAGGTTCAGTTGATTTTACAACTGCTTTTGCTTCTCAAACTCCAACTGGTTCAGTATCTATTACTTCGATAAGTGGATCCGCTGGTAGCACAACTCTTACAACTCCTCAGATCCCATCCCATAGTCACCCAAGCGGAAATTTAACGCCTAGCGGCCCATTTGCTGGCAATATGAGGAACCCAAATGGTGGGCCTTTTGTTGTTGGCAATATGGCAAGTTCAACAGGATCTACAGGAGGCGGTGGTTCTCATGATCACCCATTTAGTTTTTCAAGTGGTTCTGGAACTTTTACAGGTAACTCAATTAATCTTGCGGTTAAGTATGTTGATGTTATTAGGGCCACTAAAAATTAAGGATACGTAATGGCAAGCACATACTCAAATATAAAAATTCAACTCATGGGAACCGGAGAAAACTCTGGTACGTGGGGTAATGTCACAAACGTAAATTTAAGTGAAGCAATTGAACAGGCTATCGTAGAAACTGCGACCATTACTTTTTCAAGTGCTAATGTTACTTTAACTTTAACAAATACAAATGCTCGTCAAGATGCGAGAGCGCTAAGACTTAATTTAACTGGCACAACTGGCGGCGCTAGAGACTTAATTGTCCCCGCTATTCAAAAACCTTATATTGTTAATAATGGTACCGCTGACACTATTACCGTAAAAGTTTCTGGTCAAACAGGTGTAGCCGTTCCATCTTCTGCTTCATATATTTTGTATAACAATGGAACAGATGTTGTTAATGCTCTTAATGGTATTTCAGTGGATTCTGGTGGAACTGGGCAAAATTCTTTAACAGCAGACTACGTAGTTCTTGGTAATGGAACGGCTCCAGTTCAATTTGTAGCCCCCGGAACTTCAGGAAATGTTTTAACTTCTAATGGATCTACATGGACTTCTCAAGCAGCGGCTGCTTTTGATAGCGGAACTGTTACTGTTTTTAATCAAACGAGCGCCCCAACTGGTTGGACTAAAGATACGTCAAATTACGATAATTCTGCGCTTCGCCTTGTTACTGGAACAGCCTCTACCGGAGGTTCGGTTAACTTTGTAACCGCTTTTGCTTCCCAAACCCCAACAGGTAGCGTTGCGATAACAGCAATGTCTGGATCTTTGGGTAGTACAACTCTTACAACTCCTCAGATTCCAAGCCATTCTCATACTGGTGGTGCTCAAGGTATCAATATAGTAGTGACTGCTAGTCCTTTTAACAACCCAGCCCCACGAGTATTTCCAACCATTCCTACCGGTAGCGCAGGGGGTGGTGGTTCTCATGATCACCCATTTAGTTTTTCTAGTGGTTCTGGAACTTTTTCGGGTAACGCAATTAATCTCGCTGTTAAGTATATTGATTTAATAAGAGCCACTAAAAATTAAGGGGCGGAAATGGCTTCAACCTATTCAAATTTAAAAATCCAACTTATGGCAACCGGAGAAAACTCCGGTACATGGGGTAACATAACTAATGATAACCTTGGTGTTACTATTGAGCAGGCCCTTGTAGAAACTGCAACTATTACTTTTGCTAGTGCTAATGTAACCCTAACCCTCACCAACACTAACGCTAGTCAAGACGCAAGAGCGTTTCGTTTAAATCTTACAGGAACAACTGGCGGTGCTAGAGATTTAATTGTTCCGGCGATTCAGAAATCGTACATTGTTAATAACGGTTGTGCTGATACCGTTACCGTAAAAGTCTCTGGGCAAACAGGCATAGCAGTCCCTGCTGGTAAATCTGTACTACTTTATAATGATGGAACAGATGTTGTTAATGCCCTTAAAAGCATTTCAGTAGTTTCAGGTGGGACAGGGGTAAATACGTTAACTGCGAATGCGGTTTTAATTGGGAACGGTACTTCGTCGGTAAAGTTTGTCTCCCCCGGAACCGTTGGAAATGCTTTAACTTCTAATGGTAGCGCTTGGGTTTCCCAAGCAGCGGCTGCTTTTGATTCTGGAACAGTAATGTTTTTTGGGCAAACTAACGCCCCAACTGGTTGGACTAAAGATGCGGTTAACAACGATAATTCAACTCTAAGATGTTCGACATCAACATTATCCACAGGTGGTTCAGTTGATTTTACAACTGCTTTTGCATCCCAGACCCCTACTGGGTCTGTTGCAATTACATCAATAGCCGGTGCTGGCGGGAATACTACTCTTACAACTCCTCAGATTCCATCTCATACCCATCCTGATTCAATGGGGGTTAGTGGGCCTATAAGTCCGTTTGCGCCGGGAGAAGGATTTTTTTGTTTTAACACTAGTGCCCCTACTGGTAACGAAGGGGGTGGTGGTTCTCATAGCCACCCATTTAGTTTTTCTAGTAGTTCTGGAACTTTTACAGGTAATGCGATTAATTTGGCTGTAAAGTATGTTGATTTTATACGTTGTACTAAAAACTAGGAGATTAGTTAATGCAACTTAAGAACGGAACTTTCTGTCCGCTTATTAAAAAAGATTGTGTTGGTATTCAATGTTCATGGTTTACACGAGTTCAAGGTTATGATATGAACACCGGTAATCAAGTTGACGAATATCAGTGCGCTATTGCTTGGATGCCAATGCTTTTGATTGAAAACTCAGGACAACAAAGACAGACTGGCGCCGCAGTGGAAAGTTTCCGTAATGAAATGGTTAAGGCTAACGAAGCAACTACTAAACTTGTGTTGGCCCAAACTAAGATTAAACCTCAACTTGCAGGAGTTAAAAAATGAGAGTAGTTATTTTAGGTGCAGGCACTGTTGGAAAAGATGATATTTTCTTTAACAATCTTGATTTATCTTCTTGCGGAATGCCTTCTAATGTATGGGCACTTCAATGGAATGAAAAAAACGATAACAAAGGGCATATTGAATTTAATACACCTACCCCAAACGAAAATATAACATCTTTACCGGCATGGGCAAATTCTTGTTTGGCTGTATGGCAAGTTGCTTATGATGCGTCTATTGCCCCTCCTCCTGCCCCAACCCCAGAGCAAATAATTGCTGAAAATAAAGCAAAAGCCGAAGATCTTTTGTCTTTATCTGATTGGTCAGTTTTACCTGATGTTCCTCTTGCTAATAGACAAAGTTGGGAAACATATAGAGCGGCTGTTCGTACAATTGCTATTAACCCAACATTAAATCCTGTGTGGCCCACAAAACCCGAAATTATCTGGCAATGAACAAACAGTTATACGACAATAATTTTTTATATGTACCAAATTTTATACCTGCTGAGGAAGCAGATAATTTGGCGCAACAATTTTTTATTGCCCAAAAAAACGGGAAGTATAATTTTGACCCCCAATGCCCTTCTTCTCCTTCTATGTATAACTTACTACCATGTGTTAACTTATTAGTAAAAAAAGTACCTTTTGTATCTGAGTTATTAGAAGAAGACGTTTTACCTACGTATACGTATGGTCGAATTTATTCTTTTGGAAATATTCTTGAGCGGCATAGGGATAGAGATGCTTGTGAAATAAGTTTTACTCTTAACCTTCAGCAATCTGGAGATCCTTGGCCTATTTGGGTAAAGAAACCTAATGGGGAAGAAGTTAGTGTTATTTTAAAGCCCGGGGATGCAATGATGTATTTAGGATGCGATGCAGATCATTGGAGAGAAGCATTTCAAGGCCAATCTTGCGTACAACTTTTTTTACATTACGTTAAGGTTAATGGCTCCCGCTCGTATGCTTATTTTGATAAAGAAAAACGGCAATGAGTTTTAATGTCCCTGATTATATTCTTGTATTTGAAAACATAGTTTCTAATGAATTATGCGACGAAATACTTTCTGAATATCATAATGATAAAGATTGGATGAACACAAGTACAGCCGGTGGTATACATAGAGACGTAAGACGTTGCGATGCAATACATATGTCCGACGCTAATATAATCGAAAAGAATAAAGAAAAAAGAAAAAATATTGACGATAAATTATTTGTATGCGCTGGTGAGGCCATAAAAAAATATAACGAAAAATTTAAGTTTGCTCATATTCAAGGTGATTCTGGATACACTCTTCTTCGTTACCAAGAAGGTGAATTTTATTCAGAGCATACAGATCATTTTTTACAGTCCCCTCGTATTGTTTCTTGTTCTT